TCTCCATATATGTGGTAACTACTTCACTTGGAGTAGATTCTACCACAGCCTGAGCCTCAGTTCGCTCTAGGTTATCTTGAGTAATTTCAGGATTCTCAATAGTTTCAATAGTAGGTTCAGCTTCAATATCATCTTCAGAATAAACAGTAATCTCTACCGTAGGCTCTAAAGGTTCAACTGCTGATACTGTAATGACTTCTTCTTGAATGAATGTAGGTTCATCGTCTGTTAAGACCATCATTCCTTCTTCATCAACTACATATTCTGTAGTGTCCATCATTTCAGTTACTTCTGCTCTACCGTCAGCTAAGATGTAGTTAGATAATCTAGCTACTGCTACTGTGTAAGCACTTAGTTGTTTGTTGAATACATAAGTATCAACGTGTTCTTTAACATAGGCGTCTTCGTCAGCTTGTACAGGTAACACTTTAGGTACTGAGGCTTTAACTGCTAAGTTAATAGTTTGTAATGCTTCTAGTCCGTCTTTAGTTAAGATGTCCAGTTGTTCAGCGATAGGTAGGTAAACACGTTCTTGTTGGTATGTATTAACACCCTCAAGGTACATTAGTCTAGCTAACTCAGTTTGAATCTCAATGTCAGTAGGTTCTGTCTGTTCAGTGTCTAACCATTCTAGTTCGTCACCTAATCTATTCCATTCAGCATTAGGACGTAACCTTAGTAGTGCGTCTGTGAATGTTATCATTGTTTAATCTCCATAGCTATCATAGTTTCTGTAGCTGAATTTTCTCCTATCCTGATAGTGCCTCCTGAACCGCCTAATTTTTGGTATAGCTTATAAGTTACCGATAACGTGGTATCAGGTGTATCTACATAATCTATCGCACTTCTACCATACTTATCTTGTGAGTCGGTATCTTTGTGTCTAACAAGATAACTACTTGTTAAATTAGAAAATGATGCACCATCTATAGACCTAAACATAGCTATTTGATGATAATTACTAACACCACTTTGCTGTTTAACATTAGGGTTTACCATAATTAATATTTTAGAATTTATAAATTTAGGTGTTATAGTAATCTCAAATATAGTCGCTTGATACGATGTTGATGTTGTTTCAGATTCATTTGTTGCACCTGAATATGGTAGTACGAAAGTTTCCATCTGAACAACACTACCTGCTGGCATCTTCTGAAATGGTACTTTATCGAAGTCTAACTCACTTAGCTTTTCTCTTAGATTAATCGAAGGCTTGCTTACCTTAATAGTCATTAGTATTCCTCCACACGTAAACCACCTTGTTGGGCAACTTCAGTTATATTGTTAGTATTTTCATCGACTCGCCTTAGACCTTTAAAGACGGATAAATTAGTGGCAGTACCTACCAGTAGTTCATCATTAGAATCATCATAATCCATAGCCGTTACTGAGTCTGACGTACCATCTAACGTACACTTAGCATTCTCTTGGAATAGAGGCTTCTCAGCTTCATAGATTTCTTTGATTTGTTCTGCTGTTGGTGCTGTTGCTGAGATTCTATTATGAGCTGTATTACCTGCATACACATATAGTTGGTGAGAAGATGTGTTCGTAAGCGTCCAAGAAGAAATATCTTTAGTATTTGTAGAGTTTGTCACTGCTTGTCCATCTAAGTAATACTGTAACGTGCCACTTTTACACACATAACTGAATTTAACCCATCTGCTTTTTAGAGTAGAGGTGGTATTAGTCTGCATATAACTTGAATATGCATCCCAGTTACCATCAATGAAGTACGAGGTACTTGCATTGTGATACATCATCCAACCATTATCACCTGATGAATCTGTCCACGCAATAGTGAAATCACTGGTAGCCGCTCCATTAATCCAACCGCTAATCTCCCAATCGCCTGTGAAGTCTAAATCAGAATTATATGGTTGTTGTAGTCTAGTTCCGTTAGCTGTATATCCTGCTGTTGTACTAAACCCACTGATACATTTCAACTCAGCACCCGTAGCCACAGCTGATACAGTAGGTGTACCGTGTACTGCTAGACCATTACCTTTGACTGAACGGTCAGGGACTGCTTCTTTTACTGATACGTTATCAAGTGTTCCTATCCAGCTATTTGCATAAAATAAAACAGTCTCAGAAGTTGTTGAGCCTGCAGTCATAAGCTGTGTTGACGTGCCATTAGGGAAAGATGAGCCATAAGAGCTATTAGCAATCCTAGGCTGTAAAGACCCTGATGTTGTAGAAACTGTAGCTGTAACAGAATACTGCTTACCTGCCACTAGTACCGAAGGAGCTACGGCTTGCTGTAAGAAACTAGCACCTGAGCCACTAGTTATCTGAGCCACTCCTGAGCTTATAGACCAATTACCACCAGCACTCCACCCTGTACCACTACCAAAAGTACCATTAGTAACTAACTCAGTACCCAACGTAGTAACATCTGTATCTACGTTCCAAGCACCTCTAATATCACCTGTCATATAACCTGTGTTGTATTTAGAGGTTATGTAGGCTACTGAGCCTTTTGTTGGGGTTGAGTTTTCAGTAAAGAGAGATAATCCTTCGCCGTTATCATCAAACCCAAAGGCAACTCCTGTACCTGTTTTTGTTGTATCTGATGGTCTGATGTAAGCCGCTGAACCAGAAGTGTATGGAATAAACAGGTAAGGGTTTGCTTGACTACTTGCATCATAATTAGTAGCAGTTGTAACTGTTCCTGTCATAGAGGCAAAGTTTGAAATTTCCCATATTCGATACCAATCATCAACCTTAGTAACCCATAAGTCATCCCCTACAATAGTAATTTTATTTGCTTTGTATGAAGAATACGTATTATGGGCAACCGTACCATCATCCTTAATAACACTCACACCACCATCTGTAGCTACTGCAATAGTAGGTGTAGGTAAGCCTGTGGCTGAGTCTATCGGGGCATTAGGTAGGACTGTCATTGCTACATCGTTACAGTTATCATTAGTTAGCAACTGATTAACAGCAGACACTAAAGAATAATTTGTAACAGAATTTCGAGTATCACCTAAGTTGCCGTTTCTTTTAAACTCACCTTCTCCAGTAGTCATATAAGACGCATCTTCAATCATTTTAAATAAAGTTACACCCTTAACAAGACCATTTATATGTCCTGCATTTCTGTATTGAGCATTAACTAATATGCCATTCACCGCACTTATTGTCTTGGACTCGTATGGTCCGCTTGCGTAATAGTTATATGTTGTTGTTTGGTCAGAACCCCCAGAAGCATTCCTTGCAGAAAAAACCATCCACATATCTAAGTCGGGGGTATCACCATCATATATGGTAATTTTACTGTCGTACTCTAAAACAATAACAGCTACAGCAGGGAAGTCTTTACGTGAGCCTCTAGTTGTACTAGCTGTTTCGTTATACCAAGAAGTATCCTGAGTACGTTTTCTCCAAGCACCACCATCTGAGTCTTTAGATGTGTCATAGATAAAGATGTCAACTGCGTTACCTGTGATAGAAGTAATGTCGCTGTACGCCTCTAGGTTTACCATATCTAGAGTCTTACCATTAGTATCTAAGTTACCACCCAACTTAGGAGTGGTGTCTGATACTAAGTCTGTATCAACTGTTGTCCAAGAGTTGTAGAGGATGCTGTGCCAGTAGCACTGAAGTCATCAATCTCTACTGAACCGTCTTCTACTGCTACAGGTTGTCCTTTACCAATATATCCTGACATTAACTTGACTCCATTACAGAAAGCATTACATCAAGTTTGCCTGCAACTGATCCTTTAGCTTTCAAAAAGTCTCCTTCCTGCATCACTACTTTGCCATCAATAAAACTCAAAGCCGTACCTGCTGGGATGGGTGTATCCTTACCTATTAAGTTAATAGTAGCACCCCCAGAAATAACTACAACAACTTCTGCATTAACTGTTGCTGTTCCTGTATTGGATATGACGCCTCCAATAATAACTGTTGTAGTATCTGGAGTAGTGTTCGGACACTCATAAACTTCTCCTAATGCAAAAGTAGTCCCTAAAGCGTCCTTTGTTGCTCGTTTAAATATATTTCCCATTTATTTCTCCTATCCGAGGGCGATTGCCATTGCTACTGCTTCACCAGCAGGGTCTGCTTCAGTGTCTTCTGCAAAATCATTTAGTAACTCAGCTGTCATTCTTAACTCAACAGTAACACTAGCCACATGGGCACTAGCTGTAGCAGCACAAGTAAATACTTTTGTAGTTGTATTAATAGCAGTAACTTTAACTACTTCATCAGTTAGAGACACATAAGTCCAGTCACCTGCAGCAATTACAGGGAAGCCAGCTACCGAAGCAACAGTAAAAGATGTTGCCCCGAGCGCTATACCTACCGACAAGGTAGTCGCAGCATTATTACTGAATTTTACAGCCATACTAACCTCCTATAAACTCCCTAAATTAAGATACTGTAATAGTCCAAGTAATCGTCATTGAGTCAGCCGCACCTTTATTTACTACTGCGAATTTAGTACGTGCAAACATATCACCTGCTGAAGATGCGTTAAAGATACCTGCCTCAGTAATAGCACCGGTACCATCATTCGCAGCCCAAGTACAAGCATACTGAATTGTATTAGTAGCTACAACACCGCCATCAATAGTTAATGTATTTCTATCTGCTTCAGTAACTAAAGCAGTGTCGCCTACTACTACAGGGTGTGTAGAGATAGGGTTAGTATCAGTACCAATAGCCATATGTGACATTTCAGCTTTCTGAGTATGGGATCTAGCAGTACCTGTACCAAGAGTTACAGCAATTGCAGTAAATGTAGTACCTACTACAGCGGTTCCTGTGACACCAGCAGTATTCCATTGAGCAGTTGTGGTAGTTCCTAAAGTTAAAATAGTACGCAGTTGCAGTTACAGGAGCAGATTGGTCTGTAAGCCTATTAGCTACCCACTTCTTACCTACTAAGACTACTAAGTTCTCTGTCTTCTGTACTACTTCATTATTTATTGCAATTGTTAATGCACCTGTTAGTGCAAAGTTATCATTAATCATTCTAAACTCCTAGTTTAATTGTGTTCTGTTAAATGAGGTACCATTCATTAGTTTCCTCGTTACTTTGGTAACTACTACCACATCATCTATAGCAAATATGTTTCCTTTATTGCCATAATAATACTTGTCAACCTGGGTACTATCATCTAAAACAAATGCATCTGCTACTGTTTTATTAAAACTTGTACCTAGTATATCATTAATATTGAACGCATCAGACGTATCCTTGTTAAGGGTGTTACTGAAAAGTTCTTGTACGTTGAATACGTCTGATTCTCCTTTTCCTAGCTCTTTATACGAAGCATCGCCCACATTAAATTGGTCGCTTCGTAAGGTGTCCAGGGAAATGCTATTACTCTCAGTTAAAGCAACTGAATCAGATACTGCTTTATCGTACACCATAGCAGATAGTTCAGTAAATGTTAGTGCCTCAAGGCTACCTAAAGCAGTTTGTAGGGCTACTGCTTTTGCTCCTAAGTACGCTTTAGCTTTACCGTTTAACTGCTTACTGTTTAGTACGTTAGACCCTAGCGAGCCGTTCATTATGGTTTCATCATAAATGATGAAATTATCAGCAATAACTTTTGTTACAGTAGCACTAGTTGACTCCGTGATGGCTAAGGTATCTACAAAAGAACGTTTGTACTCTAGTACCCTGCTCAGTACGTCAGTGAAGGCTACTATATTATTTTTGTTACCTGAGTAATCTTTATTTACTTGCGTGGCGTCGTCTAGAACAAAAGCATCTGTAACGTGCTTAGTAATCGCGGTTAAGTACAATTCAGACAAACTAAAGTCATCTGTTTTATAAGGGTGTGTTCCTACAGAAGGGGCATCGCTAAACGCAAAGTTGTCTGTAGTAGTTTTGCTAGTCCCTTTAGCCTGTGTATCGGCAAACACGAAGTTATCATCTGATATTTTAGATATATCTAAAGCTGTAACATCACCTGGGGATACACTATCAGTGAAGTTACGTTTAAACGTAGTAACCACTGAAACTACATCGCTTACTGTGTAGCTGTCTGTAAAAACTTTATCGTATGTTAAGCCTATGATATCTGTGAAAGCAAATATATTGCCCTTGTTACCATAGAAGTCTTTATCGATTTGGCTCAGGTCGTCTAAGGTGAAAGCATCTGTGAATTCCCTCTTGTACGTTACTACTTTTGCGAATGTTTCAGCAAGTGATAAACTATCTTCTTTTAATGCCTTAAAATCATAAGCACTAACATCTACTAGTGGTATGGCCTCAATTACATTCTTTTCGAGTAATGTGAAGTGTACTTCGGATAGTGCGTACTCATCCTTAGCCATTCTATTTTTAGAATCAGGATCTACCCAGATACCTGTGGCTTCCGATTTACTATAGGTAGTACTGGCTACAAGACGTTCTGTAGCTACAGACGCCTGTAGATTAGCTAGGGATATTGAGGCCCTTAATGCCATTAGAAGTCCGCTCTAACCTTGAACTTTAATTTGTCAAATATGGTTTGTTTTCTACCTGAAGTGTCTTCTAACTCAATCTCACCTTCGTAGGTACCAGCATCAACATCTAAAGTTGTAAGGTTCCACTGCATAAAGCATTTACCGTCTGTATACGGTGCGGATTTACCACAGGTCATAGTGTCTAGGATGGTATCACCACCTAGAGACCTAAAATGTACTTTTACGGTTTGCGCAGTTAAGTCAATAGGAGCCCAAGTTGTAGCGTCGTCTTCGTCTAAGGTTTTACCTGTAGCCGCAGTATTAGAATCACGCAACGTGAAGTTCAGTTCTGGTTTGTCATCCCCGGATACGAGGTTGATTGTATCGTAATATGCCATTTAGGCCTCCAATATTTAACCGACTAGTCGGGTTGTTCTCAGCATTTGGTATGCAACTAAAGTTAGGTTAACTTTACCCTAACGGTGTCTCGTTGTCAACTAAAAGTTAACTGGTGCTACGCGCATGTTAACGCGGCGAGTATCTCTACCTTTAGCAACAACTATAGCTTTTTCAAACTCAATCTTACTTACCATAGAAACGTCAGGGTTGCTCCACTCCTTATTAGGTATTCCAGCGATTCGAGCAATAGCTCCTGCTGCGATATTACGACCGTGGGACTCGAATATAAAGTTCTCTAGTCCTTTAGACGCTAAGCTAGGCTTAACGACTAAAACGCCAGTGAACGTATGTTTAGTAATAGGGGTAGGATACATACGGATACTAGCATCTTCGAACACACTGTAGTGTGTAGGGGTGCCTGTTAAAACAGAGCCATCGGCATTAGAACCAGGATTGAAATGTCTATCCGACACCTTGGTCAAGGGTACTCCATCTAGTACAAGTATCATAATATTCTCTAGCACAGCCCTATTAGGCACATCTAGCTCGTAGTCGGATGTGTTTTTGCTAGTGTAGCTAGGCTCTAAGTTATAGCGCCATATCTCACTATTAGAGCAATACTCCGCAGCCGCTTCTTGTAGGTGTGTTTTTATAACAACTTCAGGGCAGCCAGGTACGTAAGGTTGTACGTAAGGGTATAACTTATCCCATATTACTGCCATATTTAGCTCTCTTGAGGTGCAGAGCTTACATCACTCTGTGTTTTTGCGCCTATCACTGCTAGGAAAGCGTTGTTATGAGCCACTGCTCTCTGTGCATTAGCCGCGTACTCAGCATCTTTCGAGTAAGAACGGTACAAGACCCAGTCGATAATAGAACTTAAGTACGTATCATCTAACTTAATGACTTCCGTACTAGGAGTTCCTGCTACTGGGTCTAGTTGTGCCTCAGTAAGCACGTGAGCTCCTGGGGCATCTGCGTACACAACTTCAATTTGAGCCGATGTAGTAGCCGGCGGGTACACAAAGAACTCTTTAGGCTGCCTTGGGTCGAACGTATAGTTCTCAATATTCGCTGTCCCAGTCTCAGCGTGCCAAGAAGGACGCTGGTCGTCTAAAACGCTTCGACTAATAAGTCTAATTACCTTCTTACTCGAAGAAGTAGATAGGTTTCGGACTACATCTAGTAGGCGTAGTCCAGTTGGGAAACTTACGGCTAAAGTTTGACGTGTCCCCGCTACACATGTAAGGGTAGAGGTCTTTGAGTTCGCATCTGGGCGCATTAGAATGATTTGTAGATAGGATTCATTAATCCAGTTCTGCAGTTCTAAGCGCGGCCAACGAACATTTGTGTCCTGAAGAATGTCTTCAACACGCTCCACGATGTCTATTACTTTTATTGTTGCCATAAGTTACTCCGTAATTTGGTGGAAAAGAGGGGTCTCCCCCTCTCCTTAGTTAAGTACGCGTATTAAGGCGTGCCAACTAATGCTGTTACTAGA